CAATAAGGACATGCCATAGTTTTAAAGTGATCCTAGCGTCCGCTTCAGCATATGTAGCAACTCTTGAGGCGGGGAGCTTCCACATTTCTTTCTTAGCATCAACCCCGTGTTGTTCCGCTGCCCTTTTTAAATCATACTCTTGCTTCTTTTCTCCAAGATAAGTTGCCCCTAGTGCATTAAGAGAATAACTAAATCTATTCTCATCTAGCAATGGAGCGGCAATCATAGTGTCCAGAACCTTGCCTTTAACTTCTAATCCTTCGGATAAAAGCCAGCCTAGATCATATTGGGCATTATGAAATACAACATCCATACCGTGATTCAGTTGATCCTGCATCCAACGGCAAACCGTCTTCTTAGACATGTTATCGCCACCGTCATGGGCAATAGGTAGGTAAGCATTCCAATCGTCCGCTGCAACAGCGATACCTATCAACTCACCATCGTCCCTTGACCATCCAGGGCCTTTACTTAATAAATTTGGGTCTCGAGTTTCAACGTCAATACATATAATTTTTTCACCAGATAGGTCAGGTAATACATCTGGTGGAGTCCAAGTAGTTTCATCAAATAAATCTTCCTGCATAGTTAAGACCCCTTTATTTTTTCAGCCTCATCAAGAGCGCCCCACAAAGCTGTGTAAGCCGCCCCGTCAACAGCATCATCTTCATTGTAAGATCCAACTTTAGATCTTGCTGCTTTAAGTAACGCCATGCAAAAAGCTACCTCTGAACCACTGACCGGATGACCTAAGTAAGCACTCCACATACTCGCAACCTTTTGATGTAGCACGGTGTAGTCTCCGTGTTGAGTGGCTCTAGCACCCGATATAAGATCGCAAGCCTTTCCTAAAATCTCTTGAGGAGTGTTGGTCTGTAGATATCCTTGTTCTTCATCAGTCATAGCTCGTAAAATCTCCGTGTGGTTGGTTCCATTATATGTAAGGCTTTCTTTGCCCGTGTAACTGCAACATAGAAAACTCTATGCTCCTCTGAGGGGTCTTTCATATACTGCTTCCAAGAAGCGTAGGATAAATCTGTGATCACAAGTACATTGTCACTTTCTCCCCCCTTCATTGAATGTATTGTGCTGACCTTTATCCGTGGATTCTTGACATTATCTCCTCGACGTAAGGCATTAAGTACATAGTTCTTGGTGTCTATATCCATCTTTGATAGAGATTTATGCCATCTCGTATCGCTGTCCCATTTTAAACCTAAATTCTCCTGTGCAAAAGACATATCTATTAACTGATCTGTGTCTAAAGAAGTAAAGCACTTAGCCCGTGGACCAAAGCCTTTACTGTAATCAACACCAGCCTTCATTAAATTGTAAATGCTTTTTAAGTTAGAAACAGGAATGCTTTTTCCTTTAGCTAATAACTCCCAATCTATGATAGCGTCATACGTCCTATAGTCGATACTAGTCTTACCATTCCGACTGTACACCCAACCTTCTTGCTCAAGTAACTCAGCGTAATGCGAAGCTATATGATTTGTTCTGGCGAGTATGCACCATTGTCCAGAGTCAAAGGGTATTTCAGAAAAGTTTTGGTGATAGTGTACAGAACCTTCTTCTTCTTTAGGTGACCATTCCTTGGGTATTCTGTTCTCTATCTTTAAGGCAATATTCTGAGCTTCCTGCCACACTCGTTTAGGAAGTCTATAAGATTGAGTAAGAACCTCTTTCTTTTTCGTAGCGTTTAAAAAAGCATTAACGTCTGCACCTTGAAACCCCATGATGGCTTGATCATCATCGCCAGTGAATATCTGGAACTTAGGAGTTTTCCTGAGTACGTTGACCATGGACCATTGTACGGTAGATAAATCTTGAGCTTCGTCTACAAATAAAGCATCTAAATTTGGCGGGTCATCCCTACGTACAAAGTCCTCAATCATATCTGTAAAGTCTATCTTCTTTTTAACTTTCTTATAGTCCTCGTAAGCTTCAACTAACCTGACAAGTTCAGTCCAGTGCAAGTCGTAGTTTTCAGCTTCCATAAAACAATCTTCTAAGGGTCTCATTAAACTTCTGGATGTTTGATAGACGGATATATAAGCATCACCTTGCGAGTATCCAATTATGTCAAAGTCACTTTCCCCCGCCTTTTTATTAGAGGTGGTAAAACTTAACCCCACAGCCCGACCTATAATTCCGAAATCTCTTCCGGTTACAACGTCATCAAACTTGTATCCCCCTGACCTAAAGGCCATTGAGTGTAGCGTTTGAAAATAAGGGAGCATGTCCTCTTGCAAGTTCATATCAAGACAAACCCTATCACGGCTTTCTTGTGCTGCTTTTCTAGTAAACGAAACACAGGCTATTTTTAAAGGGTCCATACCACTCATAATACAGTCTCGTATTAGGTTAGAGTTGGTTTGGGTTTTACCTGTTCCTGGTGGACCAAGGATTGTTTTCTCTTCTATCAAAACGGAACGTCCTGATCTTCTTTAAAGGTGACCTCCGGTAAATCTATTTCTGATCTATCCATTTCAGGTATGTACCAGACCCTTACCTGTTTTTTATTATCGTTACTATCTTTAAAAGAATACCTTTTAGTCGAATCATCACCGTTGTTTAATTCTTTAAGTCTTTCTGTAACCTGACCTCTGGTGTAATAGGTAAAGTTATGACGCTTTAAAAACTCCTGAAGACCTGTTAACTTGAAGTAAGTAACACCGTCCTCTGTCCATGGTTTGCCCGTCATAATCTCTTCAGGGCTTTGGGCTTTTATCCTCGATGTGCAATACATCTCAAGAAGCTCAATAAACTGTCCCTTGTTTGTTAATTCTTCCGGCACGGACACATGGGTCGCGTTACTAAGAAGAGTGTCTATTAGGTCGCGCCAATCGTTGTCTTTAGCTCTAGAGGGCATTTTATACATCTGCTCCATACACGCTCTCTGGAACTCAACCTGCATCTGTAATTGCTTTGTTGATAGCTCTAACCTAGAGCCGTCTACGTCTACAAACCAAACTGGAGGTTCTGATTCAACCACGGTCAGTCCACCAATACTTGCGGTTCCCTGACCAGTGCCGACACCGTACTTCCTAGTCTTGCAAAGTGCTTTGTTGCAGTGACTGATCAATGGTTCCTGCTTACAGGTATACATGTATTCTTTTTTATCTAACTGGTTCTGGATAGTTACAATCTCGCTGGCGGGTACAGGTGGTGTGCAATATTCTTGATTTCCTTTTTCTAGAAGCTGCTTCCAATTAGTAGGGTCAACCATACGATAGTAAACCCCTAGATTAAGTAACGTACTATTTCGACATCCTTCCGGTATTCCGGACTCAGCTATCTGCTGTAAGCAAGGTGGACCTAATGGAAGTATTGTTTCACTAGCACCTACCGTACATTTCATTAAAGTTTCAGCGTCCACCCGCCTATTCTCTGCCCTATCTAAGAACTCTTCTAGTGAAAGACCATCCGCTTTCTTATCTAAAGCGTATCTAGTTGTATACTTAGCATTAAAGTAAGGGAGATTTATAAAGTTACCCACATCTCCTCGCTCAACGATAACCTCTTCCTGTTTAGGAAAGATCTCGCACGTTCCCCAACCCAAGGCCGAAGCAAACTCAGAGAGCTTATCCCTAATCTCTGAAGCGGCTATCTTCTCTGACATAAACAGGAATAGATGCGCTCCACCTGATTTAGATCGGCACATAACTAAAGGGAGTTTTAAACGCTCAACCCTTTTATAAAGGGCAAGTAGATCTAGATTGTAGTCATCGATGTCCAGACAACCAAAATAACAGTTGTTAGTCTCATCAATAGGAACACTTCCCACACCTCGTTTACCATCCAAATGCTGATTAACGAGGTCCAAGGTTAATGGTTCACGGACCAAGAAACTCTTTGCCTTCTTTTTTCCTTCTCGCTGGGTCTCAAGGACAGTAGTCTGCCCGTGCGCCCCGCCGAAACCTCTAAATAGAGATGAAAATCTTTCTGCTTCATTCATGTAAAAATACGCCCCCGCCCTTAACAAGCGGGGGCCTTCCCCTATTTAAAACGGAATATCTTCGTCTTTAGTTGTAGTACTGGCTAATAGCGTCTCACTGGGGGGTGGGGCTATCTGCAAGGAACCACTAGAAATATTTCCATGTAGCTCTTTACAATCTTTATAGTCTTCTACACTCGAAATCATTCCTTCATGTGCTATCGACCACGTATTCCAGTTTCCTTTATCGTTCCCGTCTTCAACGGTCTTCAAACGATATGTACAGGCGTAAGAAGGTAACGTTATACCATTACGCTTTTGCATCATCTGCATAGACATCCAAAGACGGCTCTTCTTCAATTGTGTTTTCTTCATATCCACAATTGCATTCTCAAGAGATCCATCTGCATGAACAATCTTAATGTAATACTGGGCAGTACGAACCAACTCGTTACCGCTGGAAAGCATTTCCATAAAAGTATCAGGATCACGCTCTGCGCTTGCCACTTCCTTTGAAGAAGATAACAATTCGCCCACGAAGCCTCCACCTTGATCCCTAGGTACAAACTCTAAAAACTTCATCTGAAAATAAACAGGAATTACAACAACACCTTCATCACCGTTCCAATACTTATTGGTTACAGTGTTGTAGATATCACCCCCAGAAGCTCCTTCAATAAAGCCAGCTTCTTTCTTATTAATTTGTGGGGACATTTGTTGTATTATTCTCAAAAAAGGTATTTGGATATCACTTGATGTAACTTCCTCAAAACCTTTTCCAGAGTCTTCCGCAAATAATGCGTCTAGTTCAGCGGGTAACGTTTCTTTTTTTGTTGCAGTCATGATTTTATGCTCCTTTTATCTTGGCTACGGTTCCAATATGTGCGTTAAAAATTTCAAGGTCGATTTCTTCGTTGTTTTCTACACGCTCACGTAACAACTTCTTGAGCGTCATAGGTTCAACCCATGTCTTGGCTGTTGTGTCGTGACCCTGCTCCTCAAGATCAGCCTGAACACTCTTAGCCATATTGTCTTCCTTTATTCCAAACGAAACTTTTACTTCGTTCTTTATAAAGTCAGAACAACCAATATCTCTAAGATGGGAAAAAGCTATATCCCTTTGAATGGGATCTTTCGGCAACGTGCCAGAAACAAATGTAGAAAGACTAACTGTGTGTCCTTCTACAACTACCTTGTCCATTCCGACCTCTTGCATCTTTGCAGGGATAAGGTCGAATAGATAACTGTCGCGTCTTTTCTTTAGACTCTTCAGTTCTTCTTCAACTTTTGCAACTGTCTTTTCCACTCCCACAACGTCACGGATAAGATGACTTAGTTCGCCACCCCCTTCTGTTGTGAGACCTTCAAATAAACTTGCATCAGCCTCAATCGCACTCCATACATCTTCGTCAGTCATTAAAGTATCTCCTCTTCAGGGTTAAAGTTCTGTAATGCCGCCGCGAACACTTATACTTACGGGATAGTATATCTTCTCTATCTTATCCCATTTTAATAAGCCGACTCGTCCACGGTTGACATCAGCGGCAATTGCAAATGCAACACCGATAATAGCTGGATCACCCATAGCTAATAACCAATCGTCATCACCAAAGTCTTTAAGTTTCCGTCTTAACTGAGAAACTATACGTCCAGAATTTAAATGAATTTGATCGAAAGGAGAGGCTAAAGGAATAAGATCGCCCCACTTACTTGCTGACACTATATCAACTCGAGGGTTCTCTTGGGTAACATATACAGCCATGATTTCTCTCCTTTCTAAAGTTACTATAACAGGTAATTTTTATATTGCAATTATAAAATGATGGACTATAATCCCACCAATCATGGCGTATGAATATAAAACAAAACCTTACCAACACCAAGATGATGTTCTTAAACGATGCTGGAACAAAGTCAACTGGGCTTTTCTTATGGAAATGGGTACAGGTAAATCAAAAGTATGTATCGATAATGCAGCTATTCTTTATGAGAAGGGCGAGATAGATACATTAATAGTTATAGCACCTAAAGGTGTCTACAGGAACTGGGCTAACCAAGAGATTCCGGCTCATCTCCCTGATAGAATTGACACAAATGTTGTAGTTTGGAGTCCTTCTAGCACTAAGAGTAATAAACTTATCTTAAAGGAAGCTTTAAAGCCCTCAGAAGACCTTAGAGTGTTCTTAATGAACGTTGAAGCACTGTCCACTGACAAAGGTAAGCGGTATTTAGAAGCTCTTCTAAAGTCCTCTAAAGCTCTCCTAGCGGTGGACGAATCAACGGCAATTAAGAACCCTAAAGCGCGAAGAACTAAAGCTCTTATTAAGATAGGTAGATTAGCCAAATACAGAAGAATACTAACTGGTTTTCCGGTAACCCAATCCCCCTTAGACTTATGGGCGCAGTGCAATTTTATGGATGAGGATTTATTAGGAGACTGCGGTAATAACTATTTTCAGTTTCAATACCGATACAGTATTATGAAAAAGAGAACGGTAGGGAGCCATACGTTTAATTTAGTAGTTGGCTACAGAAACCTTGAAGACTTGTCCCTCATGTTAAAAACTTTTTCTTCTAGGATAACAAAAGACGAGTGCCTAGACCTTCCGGAGAAAGTGTACACACAAAGATCAGTAGCCTTAACTTCAGAACAGACACGGATATATTCTGAGATAAAAGAATTTGCCTTGGCTAATATTAATGACGTTGAGTTTATGACTACGCCTAACATCATGACACAGCTATTACGGATGCAACAGGTGCTTTCCGGACATACCAAGTCTGATTATGGGGAGTTAATTGAGATAGATGATAATCGTTTAAAAGAATTAATGCTATGCCTGGAAGAATCAGTAGGTAAATCTATTATATGGTCGAGGTTCCGTTATGACGTTAAACGTATAACGAAAGAATTAAACGATGTTTATGGACTAGGGTCAGCGGTCGATTACTTTGGGGACACTTCCGATGAAGCAAGAGTTGAGGCTGTTGAGAGATTCCAAAATGGTGACGCTAAGTTCTTTGTAGGCAATCCTCAGACGGGTGGTTTTGGCTTAACCCTAACCGCTGCTCAGAACGTAATTTACTTTTCTAATAGTTTTGATCTCGCTGTTCGTATGCAGAGTGAAGATCGGGCGCATAGGATTGGACAACGGAACACGGTCACTTATGTAGATTTAATTGCCGAAGGAACTATTGACGAAAAGATAGTAAAAGCTTTGCGAGGCAAAATGGATATTGCCAGCCAAGTTATGGGTGAGAATTTTAAACAATGGGTTTTATAAAGGAAAGCTATTATGGACTACGTTAAAGAATATAAATACACACTTGGATACATTGCCTTAATTGTTTTAGTTAATATAGGCTACTCTGTCATACCTTTAGTTTCTTTGTTTGGAGAAATGTTTCCGCCAATGTCTTTAGTGGTAGGACTTATTTTTGTCGCTCGAGACTATGCACAAAAAGAAATAGGTCATAAGGTACTTATAGCAATGTTCTTTGCAGGTTTACTGTCATGGATAATGGCAGACCCCTTTATTGCTTTAGCCTCTGTTGTAGCATTTCTTATATCTGAAGTAATTGATTGGCTTGTCTATAGTTGGTCGTGGCAACCTTTTCATGAACGTGTTCTCATATCAAGTGTAGCGGCAACCCCCGTTGATAGTTCAGTCTTCTTATACATGATAGGGCATTTCTCTTATTTAAACGTAATACTAATGACAATAGCTAAAATGGCTGGCGCATTAGTTGTATGGTGGATGATTAAAAAAAGATGATTCATTACCACGAAACGCCTATGACCCCTAGGGCAGAACTATGGGGAATGTCAGGAAAGTCTTTTTGTGTATCTTTCGCGGAGCATAGAGATGCTGACATCTGTCTTAACATAGGACAAAGTGTTATGTGGGATAATGGAGCATTCTCTTTCTTTACAAAGAAAAAAGAAACTGATTGGGAAAAGTTTTATGCTTGGGTTGAACCAAGGTTAGGTCATCCTCATTGGGCGGTAGTTCCTGATGTAATTGACGGAAGTGAAGAAGACAATCTTAAACTTATAAAAGAATGGCCTCATAGAGAAGATTGTGCAGCAGTTGTATGGCATTTGTCTGAATCAATAGACCACCTTCTTCGTTTAGAAGACCTTTGTTTTGGTAAGATAGCGTTTGGTTCGAGCGGTAAGTACTGGAAAGTCGGATCATCTGAATGGGAACGAAGAATAGATGAAGCTTTTAATGCGTTAGCGAAACACGGACCATTGCCGTGGGTTCATATGATGCGGGGGTTAGCCATGGGAGGTAAACACTGGCCCTTCGCCTCTGCCGATAGCACTAACGTAACACTGCATTATGCAGAACAAGGAACAACAGCCGAATATATGGCTAGACAAATCGATGGCAATCAATGCCCGATAAACTGGAAACTTAAACCAACTCAAAAGGAGTTATTAGATGCCTGATATAAGAAAATACAAAAGCGTAGCAGTTCCTGTACCTACATGGGAAAAGCTTTGGAGTTTAGCTGAAAAAAATCAACGTTCTCCTGCACAGCAGATATCGTTCTTGGTAGATCTCGTTGAAGACATGCCCACTGACAAAGAAATGTGGAATCAATTTTCCAATGGGAGAAAAAATAATGATTGATAAAGGTAGTAAAGAATATGACGAATTTTACCTTTTGATAAAAACTTTTCTAAAGGATACACCTAGCG